CGTACCGTCCCGACACCTGAGTGAGCTGGCAGCCGCCGATCTCGTCCAGCCCCACCGGCTGAACAATACGAGTGACTCCATCCAGCCCAAGAATCAACGGGGTGGGCAGGATGGGTTCGTCAAAGACCACGAACTCCTGCCCTAGACCGCGCTCACCACCTGACCATTTTGTCCGTACCATGCGCACCTCGTAAGGGCGCAGGCCAAACCGCGTCATCAGGTCACGCATATTGTCAACAGTAGAGATCAGCCGACGCGCAAGCGTGCGCGACAAGTCCATGCCGTTCATCGTAGTGAACTTTGGACCGCCGCCGCACACACTCATAACTCTACTCCCTCACTGGAATCGAGCCGGCATAGGACTTGCCATGACGCTTGTAGCGGTTGCTGTAGGCGTAGAAGGGCACGCCCAGCGTATCCGCCAGACGCCCGCCCCAACGGTAATACTCAGCCTCCAGAGCATCAGTCTCATCCACCCGCATGGTCAGGTTGTCGAGGCTCTTTGCAGCCATACGATCCTGGGCATCCACAAGGCGGCACTCGATGCCGTCCAGAATGCCGATGATCTGACGAACCTTGGCCTCACCCACCGGCAGGAGGTAATTCATGGCGGACTCAACCAAGAACAGCGTCTGGATGGGGCGAGCAATACCCATCGTAATAGCCGCTGCCGGCTGAGATGAGTTGTACCCCAAATGGTATCTGACCTGTTGCCGCTCTTCTGGTGTGAGTGCCATCGGGAGCCTCCTGCCTGCTACTACTTAGGCCACCGGGGCCAGAGCAACGTCCTGCTCCATAATACGCTTGATTCCCGTTGGACCATAGGAGGCCGCAGAAACCACGGTCCCTGCCGGCAAAGTGGTAACCTGACCAAACAGGCTGACCACTGCATCCTCAAGAACAACCCACTTCGTCGGGATGACAATAGGGGCCGGCTCCTCATGCACAAGAGCTGCTTCCTGCTCCTCGGCCAGAACCTCGGCCTCAAGCTCCTCCAGCGCCTCTGCGGCAGCGTCCACGGAATCGGCGTCAACCACCTCAACCACGTCCTGCGATGCCTGCTGTTCCTTGCGCCTGCGTCCCATGACAAAACCTCATCCCCTACTGGGGGCAAAAGCGGCGCGGGGCCGGTCAGACAAGGGAGTCCACTTAACCGAAGTAGCTGACTTCGTGACAGTAGTAGGACTCCCACAAGACCGGCCCCGCAGACTAAGCCGATAGGACGGACGACGAGCCATAAAGGCGAGCGAGTCCTATCACCGCAGGGTGGGGCGATTCATGGCGTAATAACGCCAGAAGTTGCCCCGATGCGCTGGGCGCTAAGGCCCAGCAAAACCCGACTGCACACTAAGGCCCACCACAGGTGAGCGGCAATGTCGGGATCGGCCATGTCATTGGCATAAAGCCATGAACACAAAGTCCACAAGGGATGGCCAGAAGGATCGGCCCACACGTTTGAGGAGTGCTTGCGCACCTAGCCTTGGTGAGCCTGTAGAAGACCGGCCCATGCTCAAACTGTCTACAGACCGAGTGAGCAGAGGGGCCGGTCAAGGGTTGTGAAGCTCTCTTGTTTAACTTGCAGACAAAGAGAGTTTCACTAGCAGCGTTATTCGCCGCTCATGACGACCGCAAACCGCTTGTAGCGTGCGGCATCGCCAGTGGTTGCATCGGTGCGCACCGGCCAATCACCGATGAACTTCCAGCTGGTCGAAACCAGATCCTGGAGGCGGTTCAGGGGCGAACGGAGGATGAGCTGGATGCGATCCGTGAAGACCTCGATGCTGTTGTTCGTGACCTTGGGCTCGCCCACCTTGCCGGTGATGCCAGCGTCGGTCAGCAGGCCAGACAGATCCTGGTGGTACTCGTAGATACCGCCCTGACCCGTGAACAGAGCGCGGTGGATCTTCACGCCGGCAGTGGTGCCGTCGTTGTAGAGCTCGCCAGCGAACGGATCGTCCTGCGAGAAGTCGCCCGTGAGGCCACCCTCAACAGTCTCAGGAACCGGGCACTCGCTGTTACGGAAGAACACCGTGTTCAGCAGCTCGCCAAGGGCGAACTGACGGTACATGTAGTAATCCGGCAGCGAGGTGAGCAGCTGGCGCCACTCCTGATCACCGAACACCTGAGCCTGTGCGGTCGGGTCGAGGTGGCAGTGGAAACGGCCGTCTGCGTGCTCCGGCACGTTTTCCTGCCAGAAGCGAGCCACTGCAGCGCGGATGTCCGACAGCTTCAGGGTGTCGTTGGAGCCGATGTCGTCAACGCTGTTGCCGCCACCGACGCGCACGACGTAGGAGCGGTCTGCGCTGTAGACGTAGCCACGATCAGCAACCGTCACAGGAGCCGACAGGGCGAGGATGCCAGGGCCAACCTCGTCGCCAGCAACGTCGGGCGAGTAACCAATCACGTTCACCACAACCGGGGCCGCCAGACCGCTATCGTACACGGTGATGGCGAGGGGGTTGTTGGTCGAAACGGTGTCGAAACGCACCGCGCTGCCGGTCGGCAGGTCGGGGCGACGAGCGCGGGTGAAGCCGTTGAGGCGCTTCACGCGCAGCGACGAGGTGGCCGCCTGAATGCCATCCGCCACGGTCCAGCCCGACTCAGCGGCATTGTACATACGATCACGCACGATGCGGTTGAGCGACTGACCCGCCGACATACCCAGCTGGTGGGCATTGCGGAGGAACAGGTTGGCAATTGCCGTGATGCTGGTCGGCATGTGGGTGTCAACGGTATCAGCGTACTGCTGAAGCGTTGCGGACCACTGCTCGGCCTGATAGGTCGAGGGGGCCGGATCGCTGCCGGGCATCAGAGCCTTCATCTTGGGCTTGATCAGACCGACGCCAGTGAACACCATGCTGTCACCGACGTTAGCCGGCCAGACCTGCGGCATCGCCTCGCCACGGAACAGCATACGGGGGAAGAGAGCGTCGTGGAACGCACGCTCCAGGATGTTTTCCTGCACAAGCGCCCGAACCTCGGACGTTTGAAGGATAGTCGAAAAATCAGCCATTGTTATCTCTCCTGATGGGGCGGGATTGTTCCCGTACCCGTGGGTTTGTCAGACTAAACAGTGGGGTTGAATCCCAACTGCATCATGCGCCTACGGAACTCATCCGGCTTCATCGAACGAGCATCCGACTTGCTTGCTGCGCTCTGCGCTTCCTGCACCGTAGTGGCCTTGGGAGCAGAAGGAGCCGCCCCAACGCCAGTGCCAGTAGTCGCAGGCACAACCATTTCACCGAAAAGGTACGGGTGCGATGCGCGGAGGGTGTCAAAGAACTGAGCCTCGTTGAACGCAGCCAGAGCCTTCTCGTCCTTACCTTCCAGCTCCCGCTGAATCAGGCGGATCGCGTAGTCCACGTCCTTGACGCCCTTACCGACTGCCGTTTCGCGCAGGGCGAACTCGGCCTCCTTGGCCTCAAGCTGACGCTGGAGCTTACGACGCTGCGCCTGTTCCGCAGCAAACTGCTTGGCCAGCCGCTCCCGCTCACGCTGGAGCTTCTGCATCTGCTTTGCGGCATCGTTCTGAGTGGTCGGCTGTGCAGTAACCGCCTGCACCTCTTCATCCAACTCAATCTCAGGTTCCTTTGCCTTCGCCGGGGGAGGCGTCGGGGCTTTGGCTGAAGCCGTCTTGGCTGCTGCCATTGCTGCAATCGCGTCGTCAATGCTGGAAAAACCTGCGGCCTTGAACTTGGCCTCAAGCTCCGTCACTGCCTCGCGCTTGCCACGCTCACGCTGCTCCTGCTTCAGCTTGCCAATGGCGTGCTGTGGCAGAATCACGTTCTTCCCATTCGCAATCGTGGGAAGTGCCGGCTCTGCTGCCTCTGCCAAAACCGTGGCTGAAACCTCGGGGGCAAGGGCAGCTGCTGCATCCACAGCCATAGGGGCTGCTTCCACAGACTCAGTTACAACGGTGTTCTCATCCTGCATCTGCTCTCTCCTTCTCTCGCCTTAACCGACTATTCACCGCCGTCGTTCGCGTGGTGACAATCGAAGTGCGAGCTTTTGCTGGGGTGTGATCAACGGGCCGTGTCCCGCTAATCAGTGAACTACATATCGCACACGGGCGGAAGGATTGTACTTAGATGGACGGCCAAGCAGTGTCGAGAGCCACCGCCGGGCGGGGCATGTACGACACAACCGCGCCGGTCACGCCTGCCTCAAAGGTCAGGGTCGCGCCGTCAGCCGACAGGGTGGCAACGGTGGCCGACGCAGTAGCGCCAGCATCCGACACCATGCGCGCGCCAGCGGCAGCAGCGCCACCCGTCACGCGAGCAGCAAACACCGCCAGAGCCGGCGGATCAAGCGGGATGGTCGAGGCAGATGACTGCGCCACGGTCACGGTCTTGGGCTCCAGCATGGTGCCCAGATCGATCTTGGCCAGCACGTCAGCCAGAGTGTTGGGGTTTGCGCGGTTCAGCGCACTCTTCAGAGTCTCAGACGCCATTGTAGTTCTCTCCGTTTAGGGAAGTAATCCTAAGCCTTCTGGCCAAGGAAGTATTTGACCACAGTCGGGGTGGCGGGAATCCGCTGCACCGAAATGGCCGTAATGTCAGTGTTTGCTGACGTGAGAGCAAGAAAGGAATCAACTGGAATAGCCTGAGCGGTGCCATCCGCAGAGGTGAAACGGGCAATCACCTTGCCGCCCACCGACTTGAGAATGACCACATTCACGCCATCGAGGCTATCCACCGGCAAAGCCACCGGCCCATCCACCGAAAGCGTGATCTGCGAAACGATCTCGTTCGCAAGAGTCATGTTCTCGTTGATGGGCGCAGTGATCTGCGGATCAGCAGACAGCGACCCCGATGCAGGAGTCGCCGTGTAGGTGCCTTGAAGCGAGAAAGTGTCTGCCACTTACCGCTCGCCGCCTGCCGTGCTCTTGAGCACGAACGGCGAAGGAGCCGGGGCCATCGGGAGCTGCTGAGTGGGCAGCTTGGCCTCGGTGGTGATTGCCGGCAGCTTGTCCGCGTACTTGCCAGCCATGGCGTCATACGCCTCAGTCGGCTCGTTGTACTGGCGGCCCTGACCGATGTTCTTGGTATCCATGGAAATCTCCTACTTGCCAGCCTTCAGGTTGGCGAAAGGTGCGGGGGTGTTGGGCAGCGGCATGTAAGCCGGTGCCGCCGGGGTCTTGCACACGGTGTCGTAATACTTCCCAGCCGCCGCGTCATAGACGTTGGTCGGCTCAGGCATTGCGGGGCTGATTGCCGCCGCCATCTCAGTTGCAGTCTTCATGAATGCCTCTACTTCTTGAGGTTAGCGAACGGGGTGGACGTGTTGATGGCGCTGCCCGCAGTCGAGATCATGGGCGGCTGCTCAACGTAGTGGCCAGAGTGGGTCACACCGGGCACCATGGGAACGCCAGCCGCAGCATCGTAGCCAGCCACGCCAGCAAAACCAGAACGCTCGGTTCCGATCTCAAGGGCGCGCTTGCGGCTGGAGCGCAGAGTGCCAGGGGAGGGAGGAGGGGTATATGCGGCCATAGAATGCCTCTACTTCTTCAGAGTGAAGGGAGCGCCTGCGCTGTTCAACGCCCGCGACTCAAAGTTCTTAATGCTGGACAGACCCAGATCGCCCTTGGCGGTGCGCTCGGCTGACTCAGGCGGCAGCGAATACCACTTCGCGCTACCGTGAAAGTCTGCTTCCTTGTGCATAACGCCGGGACGGATCTCAATCGGCTTGTCGAGCGGGTATGTCATTGCGATGGTGCGTGCCATAGTCCCTCCACAATCCCCCAACAGCGGGGAATCGTCAACTCAGCCTATGCCGCCCGTGCGGCCCAATACAGGAAGGGCACCACAGAGGCGTCATTCTCAATGACACCAGCCTCTTCCAGATTCTCAACCAGCTCATGGAGCTGATCCACGTCCATGTCCGAAAGGTGCGACTTGATACCGTCCACAAGATCCTGCGGCATAGCGGCCAGCGCGGAGGAGATAGCTGCCTTCGACTCCTCGTCAATGGACTCCATAGCGTCCACAATCACGGAGGAGGCGGCTGCCTGGATCTCTTCTGCGTGAGCGAACAGAAGCTCAAGAAAGCCCTCATAGTCGCCAGAAGCGCCAGCCTCTTCAAGCTCCTCTTCAGCCTCTTCCTTGTACTCATGGACTTCGTTTTCGTCGTCCTCGTAATCAGGATATGCCTGATCCTCGGCAACTTGTTCCATGTAGCTCTTGAGCTTGCTCGGATGAACGGCCATCTGCGAACCTCGTAAAGTCAACCAACTTCTGCACAATACGCTGCAAAAACATTTCTGTCACGTCCACAATCGCATAGTTGGTTAATCGTTTGGCAGATCAACCCGCCGTCCATCCTGCCAGACCCATGCAGGAACACGCCATCCTGGTCGCCAAGGCATCGTTACAGAGCGGTCATTAGGTCGATTAGGGCTGGATTCATAGGTTTGATTCCAAAAACTGCGATGCACCGAAGGGTCGGGTGGCATCACAAAAACCCCATCCATAGACGTAACTTGACCGTGCAAGGCGATCGAGTCGCGTCCAACCCTGTTGTCCATCGGCTGGCCAGTGGCGTCATTCACCAACTCTGTCCACCGCTTCTTCAGGTCGCGCACTTCCTGCCCCACCAAAGCGATGCTGTCGGCTTGAGCACTATTGTACGCTTTCGCCATCTCGGTGACGATGATCCGCTCGCCCTGCCACCACTCGCCATCCAGAGTCTGCCGCAGGCTGTCGATAGCCTCTGTTGAGGATTCCCCAATGGCAAGGCTGACCGCAATCCGCCTCTGAGCCGTCTGGTTCAGGCGCTCTCCGTACTGACGAAAGGAGCGAGCGTTAACTCGGTCCAGAACGCCACGCCGCTTCTCGATCAGGCCGGCCATGACACTTGGCTCAAGAAGCGGGAGGTCAAGGGTACCCTCCCCAAGCTCCTCCTCCAAAGTGGTCAGGGTCCGATCCGTTTCCCTGACCCCCTCCTCCTGCGCCTCCTCTGAGATAGGAATGAACTGAGAGTGAAGCCTGCGGGTGATGGCCGACTGCGCCGCGTACACCAAGGACAGTAACTGCTGTGCCTGTAGAGGCGTCAAGGGCTCGTTGCGGGTGTCCTTAGCAGCACGGGCCAACTGGCGCTCCAGATCGTCCTGCGCTCGATCATAGAACCGTTTGAGCTGGAGCGCGCTGCGCCGATCAAGGATGCGGTCCAGCACAGCTCGATGCCGACGCAGGGCACGCTCGTACTCTTTGACGGTGTTTGGGCGAGAAGCCATTAGAGGCCCCAAGAGGCGCGCGAAGCGCGCCGGATGGGTACTGACCGCACCCGCGTGGCGTTTGAGGCTGGAAGGTGCCCTAGCGTTCGTTTAAACGGCATCGTCGCCTCCGCGTTGAGTCCGAGTGTGGTGGGGAGGGAGCAAAACCACTGCCTTTGGGTCAGCAGGTGTTCATCCAGCGTTCATGTGAACAAAACTAGGAAGCGCCGTGAAACGGCGCGTTTTTTGGAAGAGCCGTTAGGCTCTTTCATAAAAACAGGTACTTGGTTCTTATAGGCTCCACCACTTGATTTCCGCCATGCGTGTTCTGTTCACTTAGAGTCTGCTCCACCACTTGATTTACAGATCACTCAATCTGCTTCAATTCCAGCACTTCTGGCATCTTCATGCACGTCGTCATGGCACGCATGACAGAGCGTGACGAGGTTGCGCGGATCAGTGCGGCCAGCGATCTTGTGGAGCCGCCGCAGGTAGGGGGAGGCGAGGATGTCTGCCTTGTGGTGGATGGTCAGATCCTGAGTGTCACCGCACTTGTGGCAGTGCCATCCATCCCGCCTGAGAATGCCCAGCACCACGGAAGCAGGCAGCCCACCTCGGCCCTGAGAGTGCAGGGTGGCACCTTGCTCCAGTGCCTCCACCTCCATGCGCTCTAGGGCTGTAACTTCACCCGCAGGCTCAGTTTTCTGAGGCTTGCGACGGAAGCTCATGTAGCGGGCTGCCTGATCTCCCATGACTAACTCCCGTAACCCACCTGGATGGAGTCCTTCTTGCCGTCATCGATCTCAACCACAGCCCAGCTGGGGGCGCTCTTGGCGGCCTCAAGGCGAGCCTCCACCTTGCAGTTGTCGCACCACACCGTATCTGATGCCTTGAGGTAGTCCTTGCCCACCATGTCGGTAGCCGACTCCTTGAAGCGCACGGTGGGCAGCTTTCCTGACTCATCTGGGTTCGCCACCATGATGGCAGCTACCAGATTAGGCGCACGCTTCATGGCCTCATCCAGCGGCATGAACACCTTGATGCGACATGCGCCTGGAGCACCACAGCCACGGCACTTGCGGCCAATGCCCCACTTCCGATGAGCCTCCTGCGGGGTCATCTTGCCGCCCATGAACTTCTGGCGGTGCAAGATCTCCTTCTTGGGGGCAGACGCCGCCTCCACAGGACTAATCAGCGGACTAGGCTTGATCTCATTCGACATCTATTCTCCTCAGACCCCTGCGGTGGGGTCGCCATACAGCATTGAGATGTGCTGCCAGCCCTCTTCCATCGACAACGCCCTGTCGTCAATGAACAAATCAGCTAGCGGCTTTCCCTGCATTCCGTCATCTACAGCGTCAAACACGCCTGCCAACTCGGTATCACAAAAGTCCAGCATCTGATGATACCTCGCCCAATAGACTGCCTTGGCTGCTGTCCATGCCGGCTGATTAGGGCGTTTCACTCCAGCCCTCACCAATGGATCCCACTCCGACGTAAACAGCAATGAGCGATTGGATCGGGCGCTGTAGAGAAGCAGGGTATGCCCTGCCTTCTTGAGCGCCCGCAACCCCTCCTTGGCGCCAGGCATGAGAACCAGAGGTGAGGTGGTGTCAGAAAAAGACCTGCCCTTATCCGACACCACCACCCCATCAAAGTCTACTGCTATGAGCATCACTCGGTCTCAGGAAGAGACTTGTCAGCCTCATCAGGAGGCAGCGGAGGCACCAACTTGGAGGACTGCTCCGCTGTGCGGAGCTTTTCCTCTCCCCACTCGGGGCTGGTAATTCCCGCCATTAGCTGCTCGTCCAGCGTGTCCTTGGCTATCTGTTCCTCCTGCTTGATCTTGTGCGCCATGGCACGAGCATCTTCCACAAGGAAGTACGGGGCCACAAAGCTAACGCCGTGGTCATGATCAATCAGACCGCCAAGTCGCGCCGTGGTAACTGCCTGAACTGCCTTGAACGCCTCATCCAGCGACGGGTTGAAATACGGACCCCAGTTGAGGTTGATCATGATGTCGCCATCATCAGCTAGCTTGCGTGCCACCCGCTCCGTGGTCAGGTCGTCCTTGGTCACGATTCGCATAGGTAGCTTAACCTCCTGCCGCAGAATCATGCCGTTCGCAGCGCGAGGCTTCTCAACGATCCTCACCGCCCGCACCATCATCTCCAGCAACGGCTTCACGCACCGCTCTCCGTACTGCTCACGCAGCACGTCGGCCTTGGCCAGCATTGAGGCATACAGACGCTCAACCTCGGTAGCTGTCTTGCGGCTTGCTGCATTCTGCCCCGGCTGATCCAGAACGCACTGGGCCACCTCCAGAGCCATCGTGCGCAGCTGCTGCACCATGTCCATGGCAGCCTTGATGCCGTGGCCGCTGATCTCCATGTAGTCAGCACTGGACCCTTGTGGCAGCTTGAGGGCGTTCTTGCTGCCCTTCTTTACGCTGTCCAGCTCCGCATCCGTAATGATCCGCAGGGTGGGGTCACAGGACGCCAGAATGCCTTGATTGGCCTGAGAGAGCAGCGCGTCGATCTGATCGCACATGTCCTCAATGCCCAAGCAGTCGGGATCACCATCAATATCGTCCTGCACCGGCATGTTCTGCGTCCAGATCACTGGGCAGAAGCCAAAGCCGTGAACTACCTCCCGCTCGACCTCCCACTCAGGGATCTCATCCGACACAGGAATTGCTTTGAACAGAATGTCCCGCTCATGGTCAATGATCCGCCGATACCAGTATGGCCGCTGCACCCACTCCCCTGTCTCGGGATCTCGCTCATCCACAGGAAACATGTACCGCTTCTCAAGCGAGGCCAACTTGAGGGCGTGCCGATCTTCAAACGTGGGAATGCACCAGCGAGGATCATGCACCTCCACCACCGGCTTGCCGTCCACGAACTGAAAGCCCGTGACCGTGCTGCCCATGGCCCCGCCATAGGTCCGCGTCATGATCATTGAGGGCCACAGCCGACTCACCTCGGCCAAAGTGCGGATGTAGTCCTCGCTGACGCTATCCCCTTCCACCCGAATAACCGGGTGCTTACGATCAGAGAACAGCAGCCCCGTAAACCGATCCACAATCACCCGCCGCAGATGGTAGGGCACACTGGGCCGGCGGAACTTGATAGGGAAGGTGGCGCCCGCATCGTAGTAGCCAGGCGGCAGGTAGCCGGCAGAGGCAATAGCCTCCGCATCAATCCCATGCGCCCGCTCCGTGCCATCCCAATCGATCTTGCGCGTGTTGTACTGCGCTCCTCGATAGGACGCCCAGAGCCGATTCATCTCCTGCTGTCGCGGGCTGAGTCCCAGCCGTGCCACCTTGCCCATCACTTCAGGTGCCAGCCCCGCCTGCACCTGCTTGGCGGCATAGGGCTCAAACCGCGTACCGCTACTCATTCGCGCTCTCCATGGTGCCTAGCAGCACCAAAGCCTGCTCCAAGCTCTCAATAGCCAAGCGGGCTGACTGCTTGGCCTCTACAACGGCAGGTGGCTTACAAGCCACCAAAGCACACTCAGCACCTCGGGCAGCCACGGCAGCATTCTGAAGGCAATACCGTGCCAATACCACAGGCTTTTCAGCCGGCATAGGCATTCCCTTCTGCGCCAAGTCATGCTCAAGTGCCGTCACCAAGTCATCAGTCGTCATCCGCGCCTCCCAGATCCGCCAAAGCTATGCTCAACTCCTCCCATTGAGGAACGCATAGCCCCAGGAGCCGCACAACAAGCGGCACAGGGGTCGCATAAACCAACATTCCTTATTCGTCCACCCCGCTCCCCGCCCATAACCGTAGCCACACCCCACCGACGCGCTTCCCTTTCACCACACCGATCACAGGGGTAACGTAGAGGGCCAATATCCTTTGGCACCTCCTGCTCAGGTGCTTTACTGCGGCGTGCCATTCGGATTCTTTCCTATCGACGCAATGTGGGAAGGTATCCCGATTCAGCCTTGATAGTGCCCTTGCGTGCCGCTTCTCGCGCAAACCAGCAGCTCATCAACCTATCGCCAGTATGCGATTTGGGGTCATAATACAGCATTTCATTAATGAGGGCATCCACCTCTGCGTGCATTCGCCCGTCCTTATTGGGAATGATCCAGCGCCCTGCCGCCATCTCAGCTGCAAGTGACTCCACACCGAACTCAGGATGGCTCTTGTTTCGCCCTGTTGTGAACGGACGCACTGGAATTGCAGAAGTTGCCCTCAAAAACTGCAAGATGAAATCTTGCGCTTGATTGTTCTCTACTAAGAATATACCTTGGTAGCGGTGATAGAGTTCTTGAATGCGTTGAACAATCTGAGGGCCAGCCAATCGGGCCGCTTCCACATTGATGATCTCACGATCACCATTGGGGTAGACCATAATGGTCGTGAAGGCGGTCAAGTCGGCGCTGGAGTGCTGCTGTACTGCCAAGTCCACCCCAGTGTAGACAGAGCAACCGGGGGGAATGGTGGCAAGGGCGTGTTGGAGAGTGCGGCCATTGCCTCGTTGAAGGCATAGATCAATCCACTCTCGCTTGAACCGGCTCTCTGCATCATCTCTGGCTTGGCACAGCATTTGCCGTGCGAACTCAAGAGGCCCAAGCTCCTCTCGCTTCTGAGAGATGCGCTCAAGCGGCCACCTCTCAGGCCACGAGAGGGTTCCATTCTCGTCAATGACAGGAAACCGCACCGTATGCCAGATCGCGTTGCGCTCAAGGCGGTGCAACAAGTCATCTCGGTGATAGGCGTTTCCTACGCTCACCACACGCGCGTTCTGAGTCAAACGACCAAACAGCGTGCTATGCACCCAATCCCAAAGGTCATCTCTCAGCCCTGGGGTTCGCGTGTTCTCGTAGTCCAGCACGTCATCCAGCACCAGCAAGTCAATACGCGCACCAACGATAGAGCCGTGAACGCCTGTGGCCTGCACTGAGGGATCTTTAGGCTGGCCCTTGCGCTCCACTGCCAACTGCGAAAGCGTCCAAGGCCCCAACTCATTGGGGACGAGCTTGGGAAAGATCTCCTTCAACTCCTCACTTCTCTGGATGTAGCCCGCAATAGACTTCACCAGCTTCTGCGCCTGAGTCACCGTGTTGCTCACGATCACCACACGGGTATTGGGGTTGCGCCCCAACTCAAACAGCACACGCCCCACGCTAAGTGTCTGTGATTTAGCGGATTCAACGTGCGAGATGATGTTCAGGTACTTGTGTTTCTCAATCTGCTGATGCCAAAGCCGGTGCATGGGAGCCATGCGCACAGGAGAGCCCGTCAACTCATCCTTCAACACCATGGCGTTGAACGCAGCCCCATTGATCCGCGCTAACTCCACCAACTTCTGACGACTACGCCTCAACGCCACGTTCTCTGGCGTCTGTATCACTAGACCTCTCCCACCTCCCCCTTCCAAATCTCAGGGAATTTTTGGGGAATTTTTTGCGGGGTCACTGCTGATCGCTCAACCCTATCGGGGCAACACCCCCCCCTAACCCACATGCGCCTTCTGAGAAGAGGCTCCCCCTGGCACCACGGTCAGCACAGGTGCTCCCTCTCCTGCCGCTTCCACCTCCAAGGCCGCCTCCGCAAGCTCTGCCGCAATCCGTTTTGCCTCATTCGGATCAAACGGCTCAGAAGCCACAGCCTCCTTGATGTTAATCGTGGCATCCCCCGCCCTAGCCCTAGATACCTCCACCACCTTCGCTCCCTGCAAGGTCGCCGCATTCGATGTCGCAGCTATCGCCTTCGTGAAGCTCGCGATCTTCTCCAATATCTCCATTGCCTGCTTGGCCGTTGTCTCCCCCTCCAACAACTCCGTATTCACAATCTGCACCAACCGAGGAGCCAAAATGCTCAACTCCTGCACCACCGGCTGCAACCGATGCGCCGCCACCAATGCCGAGGTAGCTGTCATCGCCGCTGCCCTCAAATACTGGTTAGTCCTCTCGTACTCCTCCAACGCATTCGCTCTCACATCCCCCCTCAACGCTGCCGCAAACGCCGCTGTCTCCGTCTTCACCGACTCAACATGCGCCTTAGTCAACGCTGCCCTCTCCAACACCTCTTCCTCAATCACCACCCGTATAGGCTTCCGATGCTGCTCGGGATAACCAACCTCCCACGCCTTCTTTGCCGTGGCCCTATCCACGTTCGCTTCCATAGCCGCATTCCGCATATTCCCCGGCTTGTCTCGAAACGCCACAATTAGCTTCCGCCACTTCCTCTCATCCAGCCTTTTCGCCATCGCTTTTCCCCTCAAATGCCCCCACAACTCCCTCCAACCTTACCCATCCATTCCCACACAATCCACTAACTTTATTCTCTACTCCCATTCCCCCTTATTCTAAAGCATTTCCGTACATCCCACCCACAACCCAACTCCCCCACACCCTCAACTCACTC